AACTGGTTCTCGGATGACATCCAATGCCTAGAAATAAGGGCAAACGGATATAAAAACTATGTCAGTCGGTCTTATGTCCACCATGTCGGCAGCCAAACTATCGGAATGGATCATGGCAAGAACCACCGAGAGGCAGAGCAATGGATAAAAGAAAATATGCCGGAACTACATCAACAATGGTTTACTTCACAAAAGTAAAAAACACTTGTATAATTTTCTTGGGTAATTGCACCCAGAATTTAGTGATTCTTCTTCATAGCCCTAGCAATAGGGCTTTTTTTTGGGTGAAATATGGAAAAAAAAGGTATGTCAATAATGATTGGACTCCTTGGCAAAGAGCCTAAGATGGCTGAAAAGTCCGAGGGCGGTCTATTGGAATCGGATACCGAATCTTGCCCACTCTCTACAATGGATGCCGATATTAATAAAGGCAACATGAAAAAAGCAGTCCTAACAGCCGAATATGGTGATCGTAAGGATGGCGAAGGCAAATGCAAAGCCTGTGAATACTACGAAACAGGCGAAGAAATGAGCAAGTGCGGTGTTCCCAAAGATATGGGTCATTGCGAAATATTTGATTTTGTCTGCAAAGGTGAACGAGGCTGTATGGCTTTTGAGCCTATGGGCGCGGAAGAAGAAGAATACGAAGGGGAAGAAGAATGAAAGCTGGACTTTATGCCAATATCGCAGCAAAGAGAAAACGCATTGCCGAAGGATCAGGCGAGAAGATGCGTAAGCCAGGCACATCAGGCGCACCAACAGCCAAAGCATTTAAACAAGCAGCTAAAACTGCTAAACCTGTAAAGGGCAAAAAATGAAGATGACCAAGGCAGAAAAAAAGATTGGCAAAGTCATGGGCGAGTACAAAGAGGGCAAACTGCACTCTGGTAAGTCCAAGAAGATCGTTAAGAATCCCAAACAAGCCATTGCTATAGCACTAAGTGAGGCAGGCAAGTCGGCTCGGTACAAGAAGTGAAACTCCGAGAGGCAGCAGGCATCCTTGAAAGAATGGGTGTTGCAGGCTATAACAAGCCTAAAAGAACACCAAACCACCCTACTAAAAGCCATTTAGTCGTGGCAAAAGAGGGCGATAAAGTCAAAACAATACGATTTGGTCAGCAAGGTGTTAGCGGTAGCCCTGCCAAAGAAGGCGAATCAACAGCAGCAAAAGCTAGGCGCAAATCATTTAAGGCTCGTCATGCAAGCAACATCGCCAAAGGTAAGATGAGTGCAGCATATTGGGCAGATAAAGTTAAGTGGTAATGGCTCATCAACAACAGTTTGATTTTGTAAGCGCAGTAGCTAGGTTTTATCCTGATAACTTTGTTAATTGCAAAGTATTAGAAGTCGGTAGCCTAGATATAAATGGGTCTGTTAGGCAGTTTTTTAAAGACTGCAACTACATAGGAATAGACCTCGGCATAGGAAAAGGTGTAGACATTGTATGTACAGGGCAAGATTACGATGCTCCTGATAATGAATTTGACACAATAATTTCTTGTGAGTGCTTTGAGCATAACCCAGATTGGGTAGCAACATTCCAAAATATGCACAGAATGACAAAACCTAATGGTTTAATTGTTATGACCTGTGCTACTACAGGCAGAGCAGAGCATGGAACAAAACGCACTAGTCCAGCAGATGCACCATTCTGCCATGATTACTACAAGAACTTAACAGAGCAAGACTTTGTAGAGAACTTTGATTTAGACAGTATGTTTTCTATTTGCGAATTTGGAGTAGGAGAGGTAACTAAAGACCTATACTTCTACGGAGTTAAGAAACTGTTGTAGAATAGCAACATCATCAACCATCAACCCATAGGGAATGGAATGGAAAACTCTACAGAAAACAACAATCTACAAGTTGAGCCAACTAATAAAGGTGGCGCACCTACAGGCAACCAGAATGGTAAGAAGGGAAAACTCTTTTACGATGCACTAAGAGTAGCCCTAGTACAAGAGGATCGAAAGAAACTCAGGAACATTACCGAGAAGCTAGTCAAGTCAGCAGAAGCCGGAGAGCCTTGGGCAATCAAGGAAGTCATGGACAGGATAGATGGTAAACCTGTTAACACTACCGAACTAAGCAATGCAGAAGGTGGAATCTTTAAGATGGTGGTCGCTTGGGAGAAGTAGAGTACGCAGACGATGAGGTAAAGCGAGTCGTTATCCCTTACAAGCCAAGAGAACCACAGTTACAAATCCATGAGGCGATGGAGAACAATCGCTTTGTAGTGGTAGTGGCACACAGGCGAATGGGTAAGACAGTAGCAGCACTAAATGCGCTGATAAAAGCAGCAATGGAGAACGACAAGCCTAACCCTAGGTACGCAATCATTAGTCCAACATACTCACAAAGTAAGCGAGTAGCTTGGGATTACCTTTTAGAGTTTGTAAGACCACTAGATGCTACAGCTAATATTGCTGAACTTAGGGTGGACTTCTTTGGTAGACGAATACAGTTATACGGATCAGATAACCCAGACTCACTCCGAGGGCAATATTTTGATGGAGTAGTGCTAGACGAAATTGGCGATCAGAATCCTAAGATTTGGAACGAGATCATTAGACCGGCTCTTGCTGATCGCAAGGGATTTTGTCTGTTTATCGGTACTCCAAAAGGCAACAACCACTTCAAAGAACTGTTCGACAGAGCTAGTAAAGAAGAAGGATGGTCTGCTCTACAGTTCAAGGCAAGCGATACAAACCTCATAGATAAAGATGAGTTATGGGCTGCCAAGAAGGAGATGGGCGAGGATAAGTACAATCAGGAGTTCGAGTGTTCATTCTCTGCTGCTGTAGAGGGAAGTTATTACGGAAAACTGATTAATGAGTTGGAAGAAAAAGGTAGACTTTGCGAGATTACAAGAGATGATCTCTGTAGGACTTATGTATCTTGGGATCTCGGAATAGGAGACAGCACAGCCCTGTGGATTGCACAAGTTACAGGACAAGAAGTCAGACTCATAGATTATGTAGAGAATCATGGTCAAGGACTAGATTGGTATGTCAATTGGCTAAAAGAACACAATTGGGAGAAAGCAGAACAACTCCTACCACACGATGTAGAAGTAAGAGAGTTAGGAACAGGTAAGAGCAGATTGGAAGTGTTGAGAGAATCAGGGCTAGATGTCAGGGTTCTGCCAAGACTTTCTGTAGACGATGGCATACAGGCTGTTCGCAGACTATTACCGAGATGTTGGTTTAATATGCCACACATAAAGCAAGGGCTAGACTGCCTAAGAAACTATAGGCGAGAGTTTAACGAGAAACAAAATGTATTCTTTGCTAAACCTTTGCATGATTGGGCAAGTCATGGAAGCGATGCCTTTAGGTATTTAGCAGTAGGTATGGAACAGAACAATACTTGGGATCAGCCAATAACAGTTAAAACTTCATGGATCGTGTAAATGGATGAAATAACATTAAAAAGCATTATTGAGGCAGAAATTAGTGATGCTCTTGGCTATGTTGAGACTGAGACAGTCGATCAAAGAACAAAGGCAATTAATTACTACAATCGTTACGAGTATGGCAACGAGGTAGAAGGTCGTAGCAAAATCGTTACAGGCGAAGTAGCCGAAGTAGTCGATGGCGCTTTACCTCAATTGATGCGTATCTTTGCCGGATCAGACGAATTAGGTCGATTTGAGCCAAGGATGCCTGGAGACGAAGAACTAGCCAAGCAAGCTACAGAACTCACAAACTATGTGTTCTTTAACGATAACGATGGTGTCATCCTTTTACACAATTGGATGAAAGATGCACTTCTACAAAAGAATGGAATTGTTAAGTATTGGTGGGAAGATGCAGAAGAACCAACAAAAGAAGAATACAAGGGATTAAACGCAGAAGAATTAACACTTCTGTTTGCTGATGGCGAGATGGAGTTAGTCAGCCAAGACACAGAGGAAGTAGGTATAGATCCTATGGGTATGCCAATCCTTTCTTACAATGTAGTCATCAAGAAGAAAAAAGAAGTAGGTCGTATCTGTATAGAGAATGTACCTCCAGAGGAGTTCTTGATTGCAAAGCGAGATAAGTCAATCAAAAATGCTCGTTTTGTAGCGCATCGTACAGTTAAGACAAGAAGCGATTTAATTGCACTTGGCTATTCAAAAGATGAAGTAGATAAGATGCCTGCTTACAATGACCTTACTTATACTCCTGAAAGAGTAGCAAGGTTTAGTCAAGGCGAGATGCCAGACGAGACACAGACATTAGACTTTACGATGCAAGAAATAGAAATATTCGAGTGCTATATCCGCACAGATTATGACGATGATGGCATTGCAGAGTTACGCAAGATTGTATATACAGGCGATGTTATTTTAGATAACGAGGAAATAGATCACATTCCTTTTGCTAGTATTTGTCCTATTCCTATGCCACACAAGTTCTTTGGTCAGAGCTTGGCAGACAGAGCAATGGACATCCAACTTATCAAATCTACAATTACTCGCCAGATCCTAGACAATCTGTATTTGACCAATATGCCTAGGGTTACAGCATTAGATGGACAAGTAAACCTAGACGATTTATTAACCTCTGCGCCTGGTGGTGTAGTGCGTATTAAGTCTCAAGGTGCAGTTCAGCCTTTATCTGTACCACCAACAGCATCGCAATCTTTCCCCATGTTGGATTACATGGATCAGGTATTGCAGAAGCGTTCAGGTGTTACATCTATGAGTCAGGGAATAGATCCTAACATTCTACAAAACACCACAGCTACAGCGATTGCAGCGATGCAACAAGCAGGCTCTGGTCGTATAGAGATGATTGCTAGAATCTTTGCCGACACAGGTGTAAAAGACTTATTTAGTGGCATTTTCCAATTGCTCTTAAAGTATCAGGACAAGCCAAGAGTTATTCGACTCAGAGGCAAGTATGTCTCAATTGATCCTAGAGAGTGGAAGAACAACTACGATGTAACAGTCAATGTTGGTCTAGGAACAGGTAGCCAAGATCAGAAGATGGCAATGGCAGCAATGGTCATGCAGAAACAAGAGCAAATCTTGTCAACCCAAGGCTTTGCTAATCCATTGGTATCTGTGGGTCAGTATCGCAACACACTCGGTAAGTTTATCGAGGCAGCAGGATACAAAGATTCTATGGAGTTTTTTAAAGAGATTCCACCAGAGTTAGACCAACAACTATCTCAGCCACAGCCACAACAACCAATGCCTAATCCAGCGATGGATGCGCTAATGGCACAGACACAAGCACAGATTGAAGTAGATCGTGCCAAGGCATTAAACGACATTGAAATCGCTAAAGCAAAAGCACAAGCCCAAATCCAACTCGAAAGAGAGAAGGCAGCAGCTAATCTAGAACTAAAGACAGCAGAGTTCCAAGCAGAAGCTCAATTGAAAGCAGCCCAAGTTGGTGCTAAATTAACTGGTGATGTCAGGATACCTGGATGAGCAAAGTAGATCGAGCAATAACTTTATTACAAGATGATTTCTTTATTGAGTTATTAGAGACTCAAAAGGAAGTATATAAATCATATATATTTGGCTCTAACGAGGATGATGTAGAAGGCAGAGAAAAAGCCCTAGTCAAACTCCGAGCCATAGAAGATTTTGAAGCCTCTATCCGATCAATCGCACACGATGGCGAAATCGAGAAAAAGAGGATTAAGTTTTTTTAACAACCTGTAAGGTGAAAAAATGAGTGAAAACACCAACCCACAAGGGAGTGTAGATACATCTGTTCAAGGTGCAGCTAATGCATTTATGTCTTTTCTTGAACCACAAGCGGAGGAGGCGAAAGCCCAACCAGAAACTAGTGCAGAGGAACAGCAAGAATATTCTGCTGAACCTGAGTTCGAGGAGCAAGATGTAAGTGCAGAAGAAGCTGATAGCCAAGATGAAGTTGTAGAGGAACAACCACGATACCGAGTTAAAGTCTCTGGTGAAGAAGTGGAAGTTAGCCTTGATGAACTTTTAAATGGATACAGTAGGACTGCCGATTATCAGAAAAAAACTCAATCTTTAGCGGAACAACGCAAGTCTGTAGAAGCGGAAAGAATAAAGATTGATGAAGCAGCAAAGACTCGTGAGACTTATGCCCAACGACTCCAAGTCATAGAGCAATTGCTACAACAGCAAGACCAAGGTCAAGACTTAGCATCATTAAAGTCGGAAGATCCTATTGCTTACGCAGTTGCTATGGCAGAGAAGATGGAACGAGATAAGCAGTTGCAAGCGGTGCAGATGGAGAAACAGCGTGTTCAACAAGAACAACAGTCTCACCAACAAGCACTTCTACAACAGCATATCAAACAAGAGCAACAGAAGTTAGTAGAAGCCATTCCTGAGTTTAAGGATGAGGTGAAAGCAGAAGTAGTCCGTAGGGATATACGGAACTATGCTAAGTCTATTGGTTTTTCTGACCAAGAGTTGTCTCAAGTCTATGACAGTCGTGCTGTGCAAACACTTTACAAAGCAATGCAGTATGAAAAGTTGATGGCAAATAAAGGAGCAGCTACTAAAAAAGTCGCTACTGCGCCTAAGACTTTTAGACCAGGAACATCTAATCCGCAGAGTTCTGAAACCGAAGCAATGAAAAAGGAACGAGCCACCCTCCAAAAAACTGGAAATAAAAGGGATGCAGCTCGTATTTTTGAAAGATTCTTATAAAGGAAATTTATTATGGCAGCATATGATCGTTTTTCAGCAATTGGTGCTCGTGAGGACTTAACAGATGTTATCTATAACATCAGCCCAACAGACACACCAATCATGTCATCTATTGGTAAGACAAAAGCTACTTCTGTCTACCATGAGTGGCAAACAGACAGCCTTGCAGCAGCTACTACAGCTAATGCTTTAGTTGAAGGTGCAACTGCAACAGAAGGAACTATTACTCCAACAACTCGTCTCGGTAACTATACCCAGATCGTTGGTAAGACAGTTATGGTTTCTGGCACTCTCCAGGCTTCTGACCTCGCTGGTCGTAAGTCTGAGATGGCATACCAAATGGCTAAAGCCTCGTCTGAAATGAAGCGAGACATCGAAACCATTATTACAGCTAACCAAGGTCAAACAGCAGCATCGACAGGTAATGCTCGTAAATTGGGTTCTTTGCTCTCTTACATCAAGACAAACACAAGCAAGAATGGTACTTCTGTAACTGGTGTAGACCCAACAACCCTTGGTGTTTCTACTCGTACAGATGGTACAACTCGTACTTTCACAGAGACTTTGTTAAAGACTGTGATTGCAAGCGTATTCTCAAGCGGTGGCACACCATCAGCATTGTTTGTTAGCCCTGCACAAAAGCAAGTAGTATCAGGCTTTACAGGTTTGGCAGCACAACGCTATCAAGTGCCTACAAATGGTCAAGCAACCATCCTAGCCGGTGCTGATTTGTATCAGTCCGACTTTGGTGTATTGCAGATCGTTCCAGATCGCTTTATGCGTACTCGTGATGCTCTGATCCTTGATCCAGAGTATGCTTCTTTGGCTTATCTGCGCCCATTCCAGACCTATGATATTGCTCGTGTTGGCGATGCCGACAAGAAGCAAATCTTGGCTGAATTGACATTAGAAGTAAGCAACGAAGCAGCACATGGCGGTGTATTTGACTTGTCTTGATAAAATCTAGATAAGTTGTAGAATAGGGGGTGGACAAAAACCACCCCCTTTCTAGGAGTATTTATGTCAGAACTCGGCAAACGAGGTAATTTAGGTGTAGCAAACGGAGTAATAAAAACAGCCTACGCAGATGGCGAAGGCGGTCTTATTATTAAGACAGAAACAGATTTAACAGAATTTATAGATCACACAAAAGATCAATTCAATCAGCGCAGCGAAAAAACAGGATGGGGTGATGCTCCATTCGATCCAAAGAACAAGATAGCAACATTACCATCAGAAATTATTGAGATGCTAAATCAAAAAGGCATCATGCGAGGTTATTACATTCTTGATCAAAAAGCCCTAAAGAATTGGCTAAATGATCCTGAGAATAGGGTTTTTAGAACGAGAGGCGGTCAAGTATGAGGATCGCTATTTTATTGCCTGCTAGAGGGCAAATGGAGGTCGCTACAGCGTTTGATTTGGTAGCAATGTGTTCATACACTATTAAGACCACAAAACACGATATAGACCTGTTTACGAGTGCTGGAACACTAATATTTGACCAGAGAAACAAACTGGTAGAAACAGCACTAGAAAATAAGGCAGATTATCTGCTCTTTGTAGATGCAGATATGAGGTTTCCAAAAGATACCTTAAAAATATTAATGTCTCACAATAAAGATATTATTGGAGTCAATGCAACTACAAGGGCAGAACCTGTTAGTCCTACAGCTAGAAATATCCATATAAACGATGATGGATCTGTAGATTGGTTAGCGGTTTACTCTAATGCCAAATCAGGTGTAGAGAAGGTAGATGGAATTGGCTGCGGAATTATGCTAATTAAGCGAAGTGTTATTGAAAAAATGGAAAAACCATACTTTTTCTTTGAGCAACTTTTAAATAATAAGATACTAGGTGAAGATATTTATTTTTGCATAAAAGCAAAAGATGCAGGAGTTGATACTTGGGTAGACCACGATCTATCCAAACAGATAAAGCATATTGGACAATATGTCTATGGATGGCACAACATCGAAATACCAAAAGATTAAGAGAGATATATGGCTTATACCAACTATTCCGATCTAAAAACATCGGTAGCTAACTATTTAGGTCGGTCTGACTTAACATCGGTCATTCCAGACTTTATTAGTTTTGCAGAACTGCGTATTGCAAGAGATTTACGCACCAGGCAGATGTTGCAATCTGCTACAGCAAATACAGTTGGTGGAGATGGAAAAGTAGCATTGCCAACAGATTTCTTAGAAGTGCGAGATTTAAATGTACAAGGTTTACCAAGAACACCATTAACCTATATGTCTCCTAGTGCTTTTAGTAGAGATGCAAGAGCAGATGAAGTTGGTAAACCTATAGCCTATACAATTATTAAATCAGAATTTGTATTAGCACCAAAGCCAGACACAGTTTATACATTGGAGATACTTTACTATGCTAAACCTACTGTATTGTCTACTTCTAATGCAAGTAATGTATTTCTTGCTAATTATCCAGATGCTCTCCTCTACGCATCTCTTTTAGAGGCAGAGCCATATCTAATAAATGATGCTAGAAGTCAGACATGGGTAAGTTTGTACGACAGAGCAATAGCAAATATATCCAATGCAGATCAGAATGGTGATTATTCTGGTGTTCCATTACAAATGAGAGTTACTTCACGATAAGGAAAAAACATGGCTGAAATGTCAAACTACCTAGAGAACGCATTAGTCAATGCAACTCTACGAAACACAACCTATACTTCACCTTCTGTAGTTTATGTTGGTCTCTACACAAGCGATCCTACAGATGCTAATACAGGCACAGAGTGTACTGGTGGTTCTTATGCTCGTAAATCAGCTACTTTTGGCGCACCTAGCAATGGTGCAAGCGTAACTACGGCAGACATAACATTTGACCAAGCTACAACATCTTGGGGAACAATTACTCATATTGGCATCTTAGATGCTCTGACAACAGGAAATCTGCTATATCACACACCTTTAACAACATCAAAGGCTATTGATACAGGAGACATCTTTAAGATTGCATCTGGTAGCCTCTCAGTTACCCTAGCCTAATGCCATTAACTCTCGAACAGTTAGATCAGTTCGGGACTTTAGAACAAGTACCATACTCATTCGATCATACTTGGGAAACAGACGAAGTATGCGGTGACTGGAGATTAGAGGACATGGATTCCCTTGGGAATCTAGACCAACTCAATATCTCTTTTGATGATCCTGTATGGACTACTCTGTGTGTTAAGTTCCCATCTGCATCGATTACAGCAAACGCAACAGTAAGTGCGGATGGAGTTCGCCAAAGAACAGGTGAGGCACTTGTTACAGCAGATGCTTCTGTTGTTGCAGCAGGACAAAGAACAAGAAATGCTAGTGCAGATATAAGCGCAGATGCAACAGTAGTCGCTAGTGGATCTGCTATCCGTACATCATCGGCAGATATAACAGCCAATGCTTCTGTAACAGCACAAGCTATAAGAGTATTGGTAGGCGAAGGAATAATAAATGGAACAGCAACAGTTGATGCAACAGGAAGCGCAATACTGGTTGGAGCTGCTGTTATCAATGCACAAGCAAGCGTTGAAAGCACAGGTATTCGAGTCAGAACAGGTGATGCGACAATTACAGGCAATGCTTCTGTGGAATCTCAGGCTGTTAGGCTTAGAACATCTACAGCAGAAATAACAGGCACAGCAACAGTAACAGGACTTGGTGGTGTTCAGTATTCTGGCGAAGCAATAATTATTGCTAATGCTTATGTAGATGCACAAGCTCAAGCGGTTTATTCTGCCAATGCAGTTATTACAGCAAATGCCTCAGTAGTAGCAAGTGGTAATGTCTTAGGCGATAATTGGTCAGACGAAACAGCAGGATCAGAGTCTTGGACAACCACATCAGCAAGCAATACAACATGGACAGCAGAGACAGCAGGATCAGAGTCGTGGACAGCACAATCAGCATCATCGACTACTTGGACACAAATATCTAGCGGAAACTCACAATGGCAATAAGCAGAATTACATTCGGAGAATGGACACCAGATCAGCCAGGTATTACTAATGGTCTTAGGAGAGCAGAGAATGTTTATCCTAAATTAGTAGGCTATGGTGCTATTCCTACTGTTGTAAATTATTCGGCATCAGCATCGGAAGATCTAAACAATGTAGTAGCAGGCAAAACCACAGCAGGAGCTACGACTGTATTTGCTGGCGGTTCTACAAAACTATTTAAGTTAGATTCTGGAACATTAGCATTAAACAATGTGTCTAAATCAGGTAATTACTCAACTCCTACAGATCAGCGTTGGAAGTTTACTCAGTTCGGATCAGTCATTATTGCAGCAAATGGTCAAGCAAAAATACAAGGATATAACTTAAACAGTTCTTCTTTGTTTGCAGACCTATCAGCAGATGCTCCTGCTGCAAGATATGTAACTGTTGTTAGAGACTTTGTAGTGTCTGGATGGCAAACAAGCTATCAAAACAGAGTTCAATGGTCAGCATTAGGAGATGAGTCATCTTGGGCAAATTCTGCTACTACACAGGCAGACTACCAAGATATTCCTGATGGTGGATCTATTGTTGGTGTAACAGGTGGTGAATTTGGTCTAATCTTTATGGACAGAGCCATTCATCGTATGTCTTATGTTGGTAGCCCTCTTGTATTCCAATTTGATAACATTAGTAGAAACCTAGGATGTTATGAGGCTAACTCCATTATTCAGTATGGTGGAACATCGTTCTTCTTAGGAGATGATGGATTCTATGCCTGTGATGGACAAAATATAGTGCCAATCGGAAACGAGAAAGTAAACCGATTCTTCTTTGATAATGTAGACGAAGGTACTTTATACCTTATGTCTGTTGCGGTAGATCCATCCAAAAAACTAATTATTTGGGCTTATGCCTCTAACAGTTCAGCTACTCCTGACAGTCTATTAATCTACAATTTTCAGACTCAAAAATGGACTAGCGGTACAACCAATGTAGACAAGATTGCATCAACATCTACCCCTGCTGTTACATTAGAAGGTATGGACACTTATGGTACTTTAGAGACCATTTTGACAACCTTTGATAGCAGACTTTGGCTTGGTGGAAAACTACAGTTAGCCGGTGTGGATGGTGCAAAGATTGTTACTTTTACTGGTGCTAATGCCACAGCCTACATAGAAACAGGTGATATAGAAATACCTGGCTCAACATCTGCAATCACAATGGTTAAACCCATAGTAGATGATGGCTCTGGAAGCGTAGCATTGTTGTCTCGTAGGCTTTTGTCAGAATCTATAACCTTTGGATCTCAGACATCTGCAAACAGCGAAAATAGAGTCGCAGTTCGTGGTGTTGGTCGCTATCATCGTCTACAATTAACCCCTACAGGTAGTTGGACATCAGCAGTCGGAATGGACATCGATTTAAGCCCTCTAGGAACTAGATAATGTTTAGAGCATTACCCCCATTTGGTAGCGATTTTCGTGGAGTAGCCGAGGTAGTCAATGGGATTATGAATGGCAAGACAAACAATACAGGGTCTGTAACTCTAGCAACAGGAAATGTAACAACTACCACGATTACAGATGCTCGGATTGGTATAGATTCAGTTATATTGTTAGCACCAAGTTCTGCTAATAGTCTTGTAAACCAAGTTCCTTATGGAGCTTTCCAAGACTCTACAGACCAAACAGCAGCAAGCACTACTACTGCGTATCCAATAACATTTAACACTACAGATTTTTCTAATGGTGTTTATTTATCTAATAGTTCTAGGATGAATGTTAGAAATGCAGGTATTTACAATGTGCAATTTAGCGTTCAGTTAGAAAATACAGATAATGCACAGCATGATGTAGATATTTGGTTTAGAAAAAATGGCACTAATATTACAGGATCAAACAGTATGTTTACTGTGCCAGCAAGAAAAAGTGCAAGTATTTTTGGTCATGTTATTGCAGCTATGAATTACTTTGTAGAACTTGCAGCAAATGATTATGTAGAAATTGTATGGCGAACAGAAAATACAGCGGTTACATTAGAACAAACAGCAGCACAATCTAGCCCAACAAGACCTGCAACACCATCGGTAATAGCAACAATGCAATATGTAAATACAAATGCAGCATATGATATTTATATCAGTTCGCAAACAAATGGAAGTGCAACACTTACGCATTTTTCTAATAACACAGCAAACAAAACTTACAAATACATCATCGTAGGATAAAACTATGGCAACAACCACAAGCACATCGTCAGTAGATCCAGCGTTACTCCCATACCTTACCCAAGGTTTGCAGAGGGCGCAGAGTCTATTCTTGACAGGACAACAACCTGAGTTCTTTCCTGGTCAGACTTATGTAAGCCCATCTGCTGCTACGACTGAGGCTATTGCACAGCAAGAACAATTGGCTCGTCAACAGTCTCCTGTTCTACAACAGGCTCAACAGGCTTATCAAGCATCTATGGGTCAAGTCGGACAGACTGCTGCCGGTGGGTTCTTAAATGCGAATCCTTATCAACAAGCGATGATGGAGGCAGCGACTCGCCCATTAACCCAACAGTTTAGCCAAGCAGTATTGCCAGGCATTTCGAGCCTTTACAGCAAGTCTGGTCGTTTGGGTAGTGGCAGTATGGAAAGAGCCTTGGGAACTGCTACAGAGGCTTATGGGCGGTCTCTAGGGGATATTACAGCCAATATCGCAGGCACACAGTACCAACAGGAAAGAGGACTACAGCAACAGGCGCAATTAGCCCAATCTCAGTTGGCAGGTTTAGCACCTCAGTTCTACAGCCAACAGTTCCTACCATCGCAGACATTAGCCCAAGTTGGCGCACAACAAGAGGCAATCGCTGCACAACCTCTACAAGAGCAATTGGCTCGTTATCAGTTCGGACAACAGTTGCCCTATCAGCAACTTCAAGGCTATCTGTCATCGGTCTATGGCACTCCATTAGGAAGCTATGGTACACAAACCACAAATGCACCTACCTACCAAAATCGTAGTGCAGGCATCCTTGGTGGCGGTCTTGCTGGAGGTCTAGGCGGTTATGCACTAGGTCAAGCGTTCCCATCAATCGGTGCAGGTTATGGTGCATTAGGCGGTGCAGCACTCGGTGGATTATTAGGCGGTGGATTCTTCTGATAGTAGAAAAACTAACCCTACATCGTTTAGAGGAGTTTTTTGAACTGGTTACCAAGATGGTAGCCGAGGCAGAGTTTTCTTACGCAACACCAGAAAAGCACAAGATTCTACATTTATTTAAGAATCCTAATGCAGTCGGATTTATTGCAATAGAGAATGACAAGATTATCGGATTTATATCTGGTCTAGCCCATGAGTATTTCTTTAGTAATCGTAAAAGAGTCAGCGATCTAGGATTCTTTGTATTGCCTGAGTATCGAGGTAGTAGAGTGGCACTTAAACTAGTAAAATCACTAGAAACATGGGCTAAAGATATGGGTGCAGATGATCTGCATTTAGGACAAACAACAGCAGTAGACATGGATAAAACCAGACAGTTTTATGAGAGACTAGGTTATAAAACTGTTGGCTTTAATACAGTCAAACACTTAAAGGATTAATTATGTGTAGTGGAGCAGGAGAAGCATTAGCATCAATAGATCCATTTCCAGCCATAGGGCAAGGTTTATCGGAAGTAGATAAATTTGTAGGTAGAGAAATTCCTGGTGGATGGACTTTACCTGCTGCTATTGCAGTTGCTTATGCTACAGGATATTTAGACCCATCTCTTTTTGCAGCAGAGGGAGCAACTGTTGTTGGATCAGAAGCAGCAGCTACAGCAGCAGGAGAAGCAGCATATTCATCAGCAATTGCTAGTGGAGCTACAGCAGCAGAAGCTACAGCAGCAGCAAATTCAGCAGCAGCATCTTATGCTACAGGAGCTAGTGGTGCAGGATTATTGGATGCAGCAGCTATAGCAGAAGGCGGTACTACAGCAGGTATGGGTACAGCAGCAAATACAGGGCTTCCAATTGGAACAGAAACAATTGGTGGAACAATTGCAACAACTGGTGGCGCACCAATAGTTGATTATTCATCAGAAGTTGTTTTATCTCCTGGCGGCAATTATGTGCCTGCTACTACTTTGCCTACAGAAATGGCTGCGTTAGATGCTGAGATTGCTAGTGCAGCAGCATCTGCACCTACAAAAATATCACCAATGCAAGCTATTCAAGGAATTAGATCTGCTAGTGGTTTATTAGGTGGTGGTCAGCAACAACAAGCACAAGCCTATCCACAAATGCAAATGGGTGGTAGACAACAAATGCCTCAAGGCGCAGTAGATTACTCAGGTTTATACAACTTATTAGCTCTACAGAGAGCAAGAAATCCAAATTCTTTACTAGGATAAAACATGGCAATTGATCTATCTACTTTATTCGGTCAGCAACAAGACTATTCGCAAATTCTTAGCCCTGCCGAGCAACAGCGTATTCAGTCCAATGCAGGACAACAAGCCTTGTTAAATTCTGCTATTGCTTTGTTATCACAGTCTGGACAAACAAGACAACCCATCAGCACAGGACAGTTATTAGGTAGCGCATTAGGCGCAGGCATGGAAGGTTATAACCAATCTTTTGACAGAACGCTAAAGCAGATGGTTACTGGTATGCAGTTAGCTGAGTACAAGAAAAAACAAGATGCTCAAAAACGATTGCAAGAGGCTATACAAGGTGCTACAAAAGAAATTCCTCAGTTTGGTATTGTTCCAACAGAAACAGGAGAAATACCTACTGCTGAAACAATGTCAGCATTAACAATGCCAATAACTCCTAAAAAAGTTATAGATTATTCTAAATTACAAGATACGCTAATGTTAGAAGCTGCTGGTCAAGATCCATTAAAGTTTCTTGAATTACAAGCATCAATGGCAAAAGCAGGACAAAAACAATATAAACAAGTTGATCTTGGATCTACTATTGCTTTTATGGATGACAATCTTAATATTGTTAAACAAATACCAAAAGCAAAGTTAGCATCTGAAAGCTCTGCCGAAGATGACAAATTAAGAACATCTTTCTTAGGTCAAGCAAAACCATATGTAGAAATATCACAGGCTTATCGTAAAATTGTTTCTGCTCCAGATACTGCTCCTGGTGATATGTCTAAGATTTTTGGATACATGAAGATTCTTGATCCAGGCTCTACTGTTCGTGAAGGCGAATATGCTTCTGCTGAACAGGCTAGAGGTATTCCAGAATCAATTAGGGCGCAATACAATAAAGCCTTAGAAGGAACAAGGCTTACAGCAGATCAAAGAAATAAATTTGATCAGGCTGCTGGTGCTTTGGTTAATAGTCAAAAAACACAATTTGAAACACTAAAAACATTTTATTCTGATACTGCTTTAAGACAGGGTGCTAATCCAAAGAATGTTATTTATGATCCATTTGAAGGATTAGAAATTAAAAAAACACCAGAAGTAACAGAAAAGCCTAAAGCAAAACAACAATTAGGTATTCCATCAGCAAAAGGAATTACATTTTTAGGTTTTGAGCCAACTCCAACAGGACAAAGATAAAATGCCAATAGCAAGATTTGAACTACCTGATGGCAGAATTGCTAGGTTTGAAGTTCCAGAAGGAACTACTGCCGAGCAAGCACAAAAGTTAATGGAAGGTTATTTTGCAGAACCAAAAGAAAGAACAACTGGTGAGGAAGTCGCTAGACAATTAGGTCTTACTGCTAGGGTTGGTGCTACAGGCGCAGCAGGACTTCCATTAATTGCTGGTGATGCTCTTAATACACTTATTAACCTTATTACAGGTGGTGTAGGCAAAGTAACAGGAACAGAAATTCCTAGATTACAAATGCCTAGCCAAGTTTTACAAAGAGGCATGACACAAGTTGGATTGCCAGAGGCAGAGACCAAAGGCGAAAAAGTAATACAGGATGTTACTTCTGCTATAAGTGGTGTTGCTGCTCCTGCTGCTTTAGTTCAAAGAGCATACCAAGCTGGTAAAACAGCCTTAACACAGCCATCTGCTGTACAAAAGTTCTTTACTGAGAACTTACCTTTACAAACATCTGCTGCGGTAGGTGGTGCTGGTGCATCGGCTGCTGGTAGAGAATATGCAGATGTTGGTGCAGGCGGTCAATTAGGCTTGGCAATGCTAGGTGGTATGGTAGCTCCTAGTACAAGTGCTACAGCCATTCCAGCAGTAGGTAGAGCAGTTAGAGAGACAGTTCGCCCATTTACAGAGGCTGGTAGAGAAGTAATTACAGGCAATGTATTACGACAGTTAGCTAATAAACCAGAAGTTGCTATTACTCGTATGCAAGAGTTTCAGCCACAAGTACCTGGCTACACACCAACAACAGCACAAGCAAGCAGAGATGTAGGCTTAATCTCAGCAGAAACACCTATTCGTGCATTAGATGTTACAGGTAAGTTTGCTGCACAAGCATCTGAGGCTAACAAAGCAAGAATGACTATTATTGATAGACTTGCTAAAGACCAAGATGCGGTTACATCTGCAATTGCAAAAAGAGAAGAAGTTACAGATCCAATAAGAATAGCAGCTTTTGCAAATCCACAATTAACACCAGAGCAAATGCAAAGAGGAGTAACTCTTGTTGTAGATCAACAAATTAAAGATGTCTTAAAATCTCCTGCTGGTAAAAGAGATTCTGTTATATCTGTTATGAATGATGTAAAAACAGACATTAGCAGAGCAACAAATGTTGATGAGCTTTATGAAATTAGAAAAGATTTAAGGGCAGCAGAAAGAGGGTTGCTAGACAGATCACAAAAAGGTGGAGCTAGTGCTGGTGCTTATAAAGTAGCAAACAAAGAACTTAATACAGTCATTAAAGCTGTAGACGATGTTATTGAGTCTGCTGCACCAGGATATAGAAATTATTTGAATAAATATGCACAGGCAAGCCGAGGAATTGAAAGATTAGAAGCAGCCCAAGGCTTTAGAGGTAAGGTTCTTTCTACAATTCCTGATCCTATTAATGTAGGTCAATTTATGATTTCTCAACCTAACTTTACTAGGGCTATCCGAGCAGCAGGACAAGATACAAATATGTCTCAGATGCAAGTAAAAATATTAGAACGAGTTGGTAGAGACTTAGATTCTGGTGTATTAAATCGGTCAGGCAAAGTGCCAGGATCGGATACATTTAAGAATCTTTCTACAGCTAATGTTATCGGTGGAATCATCGGAAAACAGATGTTCGGAGAAGTACCGGCAGCAGCAAATAAGGTGGTAGCACCTCTCAATTGGCTCTACAATGGTACAGATGACCAAATAAGAGAATTACTTGTTGATGCCATGTTAGATCCCAAGTTAGCAGCAAGATTGATGTCTAAAGCATCTACAACAAACATAGAACCATTAAGCAAAGAATTACAAAGGAAGGCACTAAACATAGGTTATGGTGCTGCATTTGGAATAACAGAGTAATTAAGGAAAATCATGGCATATACAAAATACTCACTAACCCCTGCTAATAACAATTCTGCACCTCCAGATGGCGCACCAGAGGGGATGTTACCTTCTGCGGTAAACGATACCATGCGAGATATGATGGCGCAGATCAGAGACTGCGGAGATGGTATTCGTGATGGCACATATACCATGACTGCACCTAAGATCACAGGTGGAACGATTACTGGTGTTACCTTTAGCTCTATCGTAGTTACTGGTGGCTCTATCACAGGCATTACCGATCTAGCAGTAGCAGATGGTGGTACAGGTGCTTCTACACTTACTGGAGTCTTAAAAGGTAATGGAACTTCTGCATTTACAGCAGCTACAGCAGGAACAGATTTTGTAGCTCCTGGCACAGCCACTACTTTTACTGCTCTACAAACATTCGCTGGTACATCATCTAACGCAGACATAAAGACTTCTAATATTCTTGAAGTCTCTACAGTTTCGGCTACAGCAGCAACAGGCACAATTAATTATGATGTTACAACGCAGTCAGTTTTATATTACACAACTAATGCTAGTGGTAACTTTACAGTTAATTTTAGAGGTTCTAGCGGAACTTCCCTAAATACTGTTATGTCTAC